AATAACTGGCCGGAACTTACCGAGAACGCCATCCGACAATGGCTAAACATAAAGAAAAACAAAAAAAGATGGGTGCTGGCCCGCCACGGCGAGGCGGAATACATCCGTCAGTTTGGCCACAAGCTGGTGCGCGACAAGTCGGACTGGTTCCCGAACTGTTACTGGGCAATCGACGGCTCCAAGCTGGACTGGCTGCACTACAAGGAAGGCGCGAACTATGAAATGGGCGCGGACATCAACATAAACCTGATGTTAGACATCTTCAGCGAGAAAATAATCGGATATGACTACGGAATCGGTACCGAGGACCACGCCTCGCACTTCAACACCTGCAAAATGACCGTGCAGGAAGCCGGGGTGCGGCCACTCATGCTGACTTATGACCAGCAATCCGCCCACAAAAGCGCGGTCATGCAGGAGCTCTACGACCGCTTGGTCTGCAAAAGCGGTGGAAAACATTATCCCCACCGGGCACACGAACACGGCTCCCCGGTCGAGCAAATACTCGGACGATTCCAAAAACAAGTACTGAACAAACGCTGGCACTCGGACAAACAGGCCATTACCGTGCGCACGGCCGACAGCCGCCCGAACATGGACTTCATAAAAAGGTTCAGGCACAAGCTGAAAACGGTCGAGGAACTGGAGGACGACTTCAAATATTGCGTGAAAAAGTGGAACAATATGGAGCACCCACATTTCCCCGGAAAAACACGCAACGAGGTCTATGCGCAAACGGCCAGTTACCCACTTGAAGAGATTACCACCTTCGAGATGATGAGGCTGTTCTGGGTGACCACGAAAGATACGCGCACGTACGAGCGCGATGGAATCAAACCGCAAATCCTCAAAAAGGATTTCCACTTTGAGGTCTATGACGCGGATGGTGCTGTGGATTTGGATTTCCGCGATCGCTATACCGGCTCGAAATTCCACATCCAGTACGACCCCAACCAGTTGGACAATTACGTGCGCCTGTTCCTGAAGCTCCCGAACGGCGATACCAAATACATAGCCAACGCCGAGCCGGTCAAAAAAGTGAAAAACATCCCCGCCCTGATGGACGACCACGACAAGGCCCGAATGCACAAAATGACGGGCGTGCGCGACAAGGAAATAGAGCGGATAAGACAGGAAATCGAAGACCTGCAACACCGCACGGGCATTACCGAGGAATCCATGATACGGGACCAAGAATTGGAACTGAAATACCAAGGAAAAACCCCGAAAAAATCCCGGGCCATGGCCGAAGCAGGCCCCGGCTCCTGGGCAAGCAAAATACACCAATAAAAACCCAACCCTATGGACAGCAAGGAAAAATACGAAATCGCAAAAGAAGTGAAATGGCAGGCCGAAAAGACCAGCCAGAACATTGTGGCCGGGAAGGCACAGGTTTCCGCCGCCACCATCAGCCAAATCGTGTCCGGGAACTGGAGCCACATCGCCGACCGCATGTTCCGAAAGGTGCAGCGCAACCTGCGCATAGACCTGAACTGGAAAACCGCCCTCACGGACAACCTCAATGAGGTCTATTACTACTGTGAAAAGGCGCAAAAGGAAAGCATATCGCTCTGCATAAGCGATCACGCCGGGCGGGGCAAGACCAACGGATATAGGTTCTACGACCGGCGAAACAAAGAAGTCCTGCACCTGGAGTGCGAGACAAGCTGGACCAAAAAAACATTTGTCCGCGCAATGTTGCTGGCCATAGGAAGCACCTACGAAGGAACGACCGAGCAAATGCTCCAAGCCCTCGACCGCAAACTGCGAGACTTGGAAAACCCATTGCTGATACTCGACCAGGCCGACAAGCTGAAAGACCCGCAATTGGATTTGTTCATGGACATGTACAACGCTCACAAAGGCTATCTCGGCATAATCCTAAGTGGCGTCAAAGCCCTGGAAAAACGAATCGAAAAAGGAAGGCGGCGCGACAAGATAGGCTATGCCGAAATACATTCCCGGTTTGGCGGGAACTACATCAGCCTCGACCCCATCCGCCTCAAGGACGTAAAGCTCATCTGCGAGGCCAACGGCGTGGACGATGAGGAACAAGTGCAAACCATATACGACACTTGCCGGGGCGACCTCAGGCGGGTGGAACGCGGCATAAAAGCCGTGCAAATAGCAAAGCAAAAAACCGAAAAAATCAGCGCGTGAAATGGCAAACATCAAGCGCGCGGTATCGGTTGACGAACTGTTAAGCAAGAAGTTCATTGAATTGCCCCTCGAGGGCAAATGGAAAGAGTTGATTGGCGCACCGGAACGCTCCGGCAGTTGGTTCATATATGGCCTTTCCGGGCATGGAAAAACCACGTTCAACATGCAACTGGCCAAGTACTTGACAAAATTTGACAAAGTGGAATACAACACTTTGGAAGAAGGAGCGCGAAAAAGCATGCAGGAAGCCGTTCGCGAAAACCGGATGGACCAATGCCGAAAGGGCAGCTTCAAGGTGCTGAACAAAATGGGCATTGAGGAACTGAAAGAACGATTGCGGCGGCCACGCTCCGCCAAGATAGTGTTCATTGACAGCGTGCAGTACACCTTTCTGGACAAGCGCGGGTACAAAGCCCTGCAAAGGGAATTCCCGGACGTGCTGTTCATCTGGGTCTCCCACGCGCGGGGGAAACAACCCCTTGGCGCGCTGGCCGAGGCCATCATGTACGACGCCGATGTGAAAATACACGTCCTCGGCTTCAAGGCATTTTCAAAAAGCCGGATGAGCCGCGGGAACATAACCGAGCCTTACACCATTTGGGAAGAAGGCGCACGGGAATACCATGAAATATTGTGAACATAATAAACCAAAACCCAAACACCATGAAAATCCATGAAATCCTAAACCTGTCCCAGCGCACCTACGAGGAACGTCTAATCATGGACAATTACCTCCTCTGGTGCGACCTCAACAGCACGTCCGACCAAGACTGCCAAAAGCTGATGGCCAATGCCATCCTGTTCAATTGGTGGTTGCGGGAATGGCGCATGTTGGAGGGCTACTTCCGTCAGGAAGCCGAACCCTATATCGGCAAGGCAAACCCAAAGGCCATGCTCAAACTATACACCGAAACCACAATTAAAATCCGGGACTTTTACCCCGCCCCAATTTTGCGGGAAGCCCGAAAAACAAACATCCTATGCAAGCAAGAGAACCAATACGAACCGCCACGCCGCCACACTGGAAACCAAACGACACAAAGGCGTTTTCCGAATGGAGGAACAAACTCCCGGCCACGGATCCTACCCGCAAACTGGAACTGCAACTGAAATACCAACGAATGCTGAGGTGCCATGAACAAAAAAACTGAAAAAACCGCCGAGCGGCGAAAACAAGAAGCCAAGGACCGCATGTTCCTGCTCCTGGACGTGCTCCAGCACACGCGCACGAACAACCCGTCCTATTTCACGGACGGCGAGCACTTCGCCCTGCACATGGAGCGCGTGGCGTGGTTCCGAGCAATTGAGGCCATCGACAACGCCCTACACAACCGGATGAGTGCGCACCCAGTGAAGGGAATAAAAATAGAAGACATCGAACCGGGCTACCGGATTGCCGACGAGCTGGAAAAGAAGGTTCAGCATATCGTGCAGTGGATCGAGCTGAAAAAAGCGGTCAACAATTAACCCTTGACTATTAACCATTAACACCCAAAACATGAACCCAAACACCATCAAGGCAAACCAAGCCATTATCCGGCTCGAACACGTGCTGAGGCACGACGACCGCCCAAACCTCAGAAAGCAAATGCAATGGGGCTGGGGCGGCGTGAACTGGGACACCGCAAAAAAACACCTGCGCGAAAAGTGGATAGAACTACTCGACATCGCGCACCAACGATTAACCATTAATATTTAACCATTAAACACTCAACACCATGACAAAGAAAATCGAAAAAACAGCAACAGAGTATCAAACGCTTGACCGCCAAATCAAAGACTTGCAGGCCAAGCAAAAACCGCTAAAAGACGAGTTGGTTCAGTACGCTGAAAAGCACAAAAGCGATTTCGACGAAGCCTTCCAGTTGAAGTTCCCCAACGGCACCTACATCAGCCAGCGCGTGAAGGACGTCATCGAAGGCACAAAAAAAGACAAGGAGCAACTCCTCGCCGAGACCGCCGATGAGTATGCCGACATCAGCCTGAACGAAAAAGCCGTGTTGGAGGACGCGCCCCGCAACAGCCGTTTGCGCAAGTTGCTCACCAAGCTCGGCCTGAAAGTCGCCCAAAAGGAAACATTGGCCGTTTACGCGGGATAGCCATGGAAGCGCAAAAAACCATCAGGACAGCCATAACGGCGGTGGCCGCGCTCGCGCTCACCGCCCTGGTCGGCTATATTTCCATGGTCATGCAACAGCCGTGGATAATGTGCGCCATGGCCGTCGTGCCATCCCTTGTTTCCACCATGATGGCGGAAAAAGAAGACTAACCCAAAAACACCCAATCATGTGCATAACCATCGAAATCAAAGAAGACGACCTGATTCTTGTCAACGGCAAGGAAGTCAGGCGGGACATGGATGGCAAGTGGGGCACCATGGAAGAAATGGAAGCCTCGGAAACCAAAGCTTTCCACAATTTCCGCAAATGCCTGGAACGTTGCCCGAAAATCCACAGGGCGGAGTACAAATTATGACCACCATGCAAGCAACCACCAAACAAAAACAGCTTATCCACGTCAACGCACCCACGCGCGACACCAAAGAAGAGTTCGTGCAATGGGCCACCGGCGACGTGGAAAAAACCAGTTGCAACGACCTGAACTTCGACCAAGCCAATAAAATCTTGGTAAAGTTGGGCATTCGCCCCCTCGCCCAGTCGCTTGGTCGCCCCCTCGAAAAAAACTGGGGAAGGTTTGACAAGAGCAACAAACAGCACATGCGCGTCATGTCGCAACTCCACCAGATAGGCTGGACGCAAGCAAACGAGCGGTACGGAACCGTGGCCGACATAGACCGACTGGGGCAATGGCTCCAGAGCGAACGCTCCCCGGTGCGAAAACCGCTAAGGAAAATGAACGGCAGGGAAATCAGCAAAATCATCAACGCGCTGAACTCCATGACCGTGAAAAAATACGCGAAATGAGCTATCAGGAATTATCCGACTACCTGCAGGACACCTTCGACATTATCGCCATCGAAAGCGAGATGCAGGAAATAGAGCGCATTTTGGAAAAGAAACGGGAACTTGACAGCCTTCCCTCGTTTTATGAATTGCCGGACGATTGCGCCCATCAAGACCGGCACATCAAGGTCATATCCATAGGCCTCGGGTGCGAGACCACCGTCATCGCTTGTGTCGATTGCGGCAAACACCTGACAGAACCCAAAACCGATTTTTAATCCAAAAACCCAAAACACATGACCAAAAAATCCATCACATTCGACCCTGAGGCACAACAAAACCTGCCCGAGAACATCAAAGCCAAAATGAAAGCCGACCGGAAAAAAGCTGCCGAAAAACAAGCTGAAAAACAACGGAAATTTGAAGAAGCAGTAAGACGTGTTGGCGCGATTAACCAAAAGCTAAAGGACAAAAAATACACTTGGGAAGAAATAGACAAGTTTTGGGCACGCATGATAAGGATTGTGCCTAAAATATCGAAAACCGGAATCGAAAATATCAAGGTCTGTACCGGTTGCGGCCATCTGAATATTGAAGATTTAGGGCCGACGGCCATGGCCTGTTGCCCGGACAGCAAATATGTACCAATAATCAAAAAATGACCCACCAATCTAAATACAACGAAAACAAACGCTTCATCGAAGCCTATGCCGCCTATCTGGACGAATGCACCAGCTTGGACGACAAAATCAAGCTGAGCGGGGAAATAGGCCGCTTGTCCGCCCAAAACAAGCGCATAGGCCAGATGAGCTTTGAGGAATCCAAACGAGAAGTGCACCAATACCAAATCCAAGTAAACGCATTGTTATGAAAGTAAAAATCGACACCAAAACCGACACTATTCTCGCGGCGGAAATCATGGTAAAAGCCGCAAGCTGCGCCGATCTTTTCACAAGCATGATGACCAAGGAGCAACGGACGCACCTTTCCATTCTATTTGACCTTTGCGACAGGATAGAATCCCGGGCAAAGACCATACGAAGGATGAGTTCGGTCATGAAAAAAAAGGTAAGTCTCTCTTTGAAATACCATGAAGCCGTGTTACTGGAAACCTACGCCCGGGAGAATGAGGTTTTTCCGATGAGCGATTACCAGCACACCTTGCTCAACACCCTTGCCAACCAGTTGAACCAAAAGCTTGCATAAATGAAAAAGGTAGATGCCGTTAAACTATTTATAGTGCTTTGCCTAAGTACTATTGTTGCTTTTCTTGTCATCCTTTTTTTTGCTGAAAAAGATGATACAGGCAAGAGCGATGACAGGAAAAAAATAAATCAGGATAAAATAGTAGAAATAGATATGGATTCCCCATATAAATACAATTGAATAAAAAACAAAAATCAACAAAGAGAGCCACAGACATAAAAGCACCACAGCTACAAGTGTAGAGTCAAGAATACCATTGCTTTTGCTGTTTGGGAGATCCGTGAAAGAAAACCCCAAAGGAAGACAAGAACTCATGCTAAGAACGAGACAAAATGCTATGATTACGGTTATATCGGTCGAATGATAGAATCCGTAATTGAACAAATAAACTGAAACGAACCAAAAAGGAACCAAAAAGACAGTGGAAAGCACAGCTTTTAAAGAAAAATGCAGATCATTAATGTCTTTTAGAATGGACATAGTACAACAAAAAGTCAAATATAGATAAAAATGACCACCTACACCGTAAAGTCAAAACAAGACGGCTATGTTTGGCAGTTCAAATACCGTTTGAACGGCGATTTAAAAGCCTTTGAGATATTGGAGGGCAAGCTTTCGGTCACGCAAATGAAATGGCTGTTTTCGCAAGGCAATTTCCCCGCCACGGAGATTGTGATGAAAACCGGGTGGATACCCAAGCTCCGCAAAAACTTCGAGATAGAGGTGGGCGAACCGGATTTGAGTTTCGACGCCTTCTGGAACGCATACGCCCACAAAGTCGGCAAAAAGGTAATGGCCGAGAACTCGTGGAAAAAGCTG